ATTCCCATGCGGAAGGACTTCACACCACTGCGGGCAGCGACCATTCCCATGCGGAGGGGTGGTACTCCGAAGCGAAAGCACGCTATTCCCACGCAGGCGGAGAATATACGTTTGCTGAATATATGGCGGAGACTGCTATAGGGCGATATAATGTACGGAAATCTCCCAATAGCAATACAGCGGGTGATTTGCTTGTTGTCGGCAAAGGGACAGGCGACAGCGCACGAGCCAACGCCTTTCGGGTCAGCACTGCTGGAGTTTACGGCACAGGAGCTTTTAACGCTTCCGGCGCCGACTATGCGGAACTTTTCGAGTGGCAGGATGGCAACCCGGACAGCGAGGACCGGGCCGGTCTGTTTGTGACGCTGGACGGCGAGCGCATCCGCGTTGCGGGGCCTGACGACGATTACATACTGGGAATCGTATCCGCCACGCCGTCAGTCGTGGGCGATGTGTACGACGACCAGTGGCAGGGGATGGAGGTCCGGGACGTGTTCGGGCGCACGGTTATGGAAATGCGGGATATCCCGGCGGATATCGGCCCGGACGGAGAGGAAATCACCCCCGCCCGCCGGGAGCTGGCCCCCAAGCTCAACCCGGACTATGACCACACCCAGGCATACGTCGAACGCAAGGACCGGAAGGAGTGGGACACGGTGGGGATGCTGGGCGTTCTGGCGGTCCGGGACGACGGGACCTGCCAGGTCAACGGCTGGTGCCGGTGTGCGGAGGACGGCGTCGCCACCGCCGCGGAGGCATACATTCCCGGGCAGACCTATCGCGTGATCGCCCGTGTCTCGGACAGCGTGGTCAAGGTCATTTTCCGGTAAAGGAGCGCATCGAAGTGGAGAGCATCATCGTGGCCGCTCTGGCGCTGGTCGGGACGCTGGCCGGTACATACTTTTCCAACCGGAAATCCAGCGCCCTGATCGCCTACCGCCTGGAGGAGCTGGAGCGCAAGGTCCAGGCCCACAACAACCTGGTGGAACGGATGTACCAGGTGGAGGAACGGACGGAATTGCAGGAAGAGAAAATCAAGGTCGCGAATCATCGGATTCAAGACCTGGAAAACAGAATGGAGTGATTTTCATGAAAACGAAACTGAAAGCCAGGAACTGGTGGCGTGCCGCGGGCGTCCGCGCCGTGAAGACCATGGCCCAGACCGCGGTGGCGCTGATCCCGGCTGCGGCGACGATTGCTGCGGTGGACTGGAAGACCATCGCGGGGACTGCCGCCCTGGCGGGCGTGGTGTCGATCCTGACGTCCCTCGCGGGCCTCCCGGAGGTGACGGAGGAATGATCTGTACAATTCCCAAATCAAAAATCCGCAGGATTGCTGTCTACGTCAACACCGGCAAAAAGACGATGGCCCAGATCAAGCGGGAGCTGGGCTGTCAGTACATCCTCAACGGCGGCTTATTCGACATGGCGAAATTCGCGGCCATCAACCACCTGACCGTAGACACGCAAGTGCTCTCGGCCAACGGAAACCCCTTTGGCTACGGCATCCAGGACGGGGCGCTGGTGTTCAGCTACGGCAACAACGTCAAGGCGCCGACCTTCCTGGGTGCCTGCCCGGTGCTGGTCCGGGACGGAAGGGCCACCGGTGATGCGGCCCCGGCGGGGCTGGACGGGTACCGGGCGCGCTCCTGCGTGGGCGTGACAAAGACGGGCGATGTGGTGCTGCTGTGCGACCAGACGGCCCGCAGCCTCAATGGCATGGCCGGAGAGCTGCTTCAGGCCGGGTGTGACACGGCCATCAATCTTGATGGCGGCGGCTCCAGCCAGTGCGACTTTGACGGTAAGGTGCTGACCGGCAGCCGTGTGGTCCATAATTTCCTGTGCATCTGGACCGGGGATGCGCCGGCGGAAAAGCCCGCCAGCACCAAGAAGGTCCTGCTCATCGCCGGCCATGGGGCGGGCGACCCCGGCGCCACCGCCGCCATCGGCGGAAAGGCATACCGGGAGGCAGACGAGGCGCGGAAGGTCGTGAGCGCACTCCAGAAACGCCTGGGCGGCGTCTGCGTGGCTTACCCGTCGGACCGGGATGCATACCAGGATTACAAAAAAGGAACGCTGCGGGGCGTGGCGCAGTTCCCGGACTATGATTTTGTGCTGGAGGTGCACTTCAACGCATTCAAGGCCGGCGCGGCGGACGGGAAAACCAAGGGCGTGGAGGTGTACGTGCCGAAGGGCGGCGACAAGGCTGTTGCGGACCGGCTGTGCCGGGCCGTGTCCGCCTGCGGGCTGACGAATCGGGGCGTGAAGGAATCCAGCCTGGCGGTGATCCGCACGGCGCAGGATGTTGGTGTTCCGTCGTGCCTGCTGGAGGTGTGCTTCCTGGACGACCCGGACGATATGGCAGTCTATGCTGCGAGGTTTGACGCCATTGTCGAGGCGATTGCCGGCGTGTTTGGTGCGGTGGAAAAACCGGAGCCAGTCCCGGACGAGGCCGCGCTGGCCCGCGATTGGGTCATGCAGCAGGGCATCTCCGATGGCTCCAGCCCCGACCGGGCGGCTGCGCGCTCCGAGGTCTGGCGGATGCTCTACAGGTTGCAGAACATGCGCTGACAACAACCGAAATACGAAACGGCCCGCCATTCCGGCGGGCCGTTCATTGGTTGATCTCCGGATTGTCTGTGCGGCCCAGGAGATAGTCTACGGAGCAGTCCAGGTAGTCGGCAATGCGGGCGAGTGAAAAAGAAGATAACCCCTTCTTATCAGAAGCCTGACTGATAGCATTTATACTTAACCCGCATACCGCAAGCATATCGCGGATTAAGATATTTCGCTCTTTGGCTCGTTGTTTGATACGATCTGACAATAATCTGGAAGTATACATTTCTAATCCTCTAAAATAATCAAGAAATTTTGTGAAAAATTATTGACAATCACAAAATTTTGTGATACAATATAACCAAGTTAAGGGACGCCTTAACAATACCACAAAAAGGAGGTTAAAGCAATGAGCAGGAAAAAGAAAAGCGGCAATCAGGACAAGGCCCTCAAAACCATCATCCTGATTACCGCAATCCTGAACTTCATCAAAGCGCTGATTGAACTAATCAGCCGCCTGATGGAGTAGGGGGGAGGGACTACGGCCCCTTCCCTTAGAGGATACCTTTTTCCTGGCTCATTGTCAAGGGGCAGGGGTGGAATTATTCGTCGGATTCGTCAGAGTGCCAGTTTTTCAGGATTAGTGCAATGATAGACAAGCACAGCAGAACCTGTATTGCGTCAAACACCAGACTGGCAATTCTCAAGGATTTTTTCATGATTCCACCCCCTCCCCGCCACGGTTCACCTCCGGCACGTCCGTCCGGCCTAAGAGGTAGTCTACGGAGCAGTCTAGGTAGTCGGCAATGCGGGCGAGATTGATAGCCGTTATATTCTGGCCCTTTGCTAAATGGGATATTAAATTGATTCCAAGTTCTAAATCTTCAAGCATTTTTTTTAGTGCTACTTTTTGTGCTTTAGCTTGGAATTTTATTCGGTCAGACATTTGTTGGTTATTATACACAATTTCCGCACCTCCTACTTTGTGCAAAATATAAAATCACTGAAAACGGTGATAAATATATTGACATTCACTGTATAAAGTGATATACTATAACCAAGTTAAGGGAACACCTTAACAATATCATAAAAAGGAGGTCAAAGCAATGAGCGGGAAAAAGAAAAGCGGTCACAAGAAGCAACTCCCCACAGAGTACATACTTCTTGCAACCGCAATCCTAAATCTCATTGAAGTCTTGTGGGAAACCATCAAGCGCTTCATCGAGTGAGGGAGGGGCTACGGCCCCTTCCCTTAGAGGATACCTTTTTCCTGGCTCATTGTCAAGATAAAAAATTATGACAAAGGAGGCTTTGCCATGGAGGGATTTCAATTGGCGCTGAATGTTGTGGAACTCGTTTTCTATTCGGCGGTTATCGTCTGTCTCGTCAGGCGGTGGCGCGAATGAATGTGGGCGCGAACATTCGCCGGATTCGGGAGGAAAAAGGCATTGTGCAGGCACGACTGGCAGAGCAGGCGCAGGTCTCACAGTCGATGCTTTGCCAGATTGAACGGGGAACCAAGCTTCCCTCTCTGCCGCTGGGCGCAGAGTTGGCCCGCCTGCTGGGTTGTGAACTGCAAGAATTGCTGCAATAGTTTGCCGGCAAAACAGGCCCCCTCCAAAGCGAGGGGCCTGTTCGCAGGCTCAGATTGTACAGGATTGCGGCAGATTCTCCGCCAGAAGTTCCGATACAGGGACGTTCAGGGTCTGTGCCAGCTTTGAGAGCACCAGAAGCGAAGGATTTGCCGTGCCGTGTTCAATATCCCGCAAATAGGTAACGCTGATATCTGAATACAGGGCAAGGTACTCCTGGGACATTTTTCTCTGCTTTCGCAGTGATACAATCTTTCTACCAACTTCGTCCGGAATCGACATAAATCTCCCTCCTTTTTACTTCTTGTGGTAAAGGATAGGAAAAGTTTTCCGATTCGTCCAGACAGTATAGCTTCGGTTTTCATCGTGTGCACAAAAAACCTGGGTACAGGGCCAGGATTTCTGGCAATCGAGGCGCTCGCCCCCCTGATTGGGGGGCAGACAGCGCAATGTGCTTATAAGAAAATGGCGGAAAGCGGGACATCTAACGTAGCGGCCAATCGGTCAAGAATCAGCGCTGAGGGATTTGCTGTGCCATGCTCGATCTGACGCAGGTAATAGACGCTGATGTCGGAGTATAGCGCCAGATATTCCTGTGTTATGTCTTTTTGCTTCCGCAGGGAGACAACATTCTGACCAATCCTTGTTAATACGTACATGGGGTTCCTTCTTTCTCGCATGCCAGCGATATGTTCGTAACCTAAACCGTTCAAGCCAGCTTTAAGAGAAAAGGGGAGTCTTAAAATCATTGAAAACGCTTGAAAAATCGATGTTAGTCGCTTTCACATATGGAAAGAAGTCGCTTGACGTGCGAAGGGTCAGCGGTTCGAGTCCGTTATCGTCCACCAGTGAAAAGCCCTGGAATCTCAATGGTTCCGGGGCTTTTGGTGTTCTTGGCCCTCCTTGTGCTACACGTCATGCGTTAGTAACGCTCAGGCTTCTACTGCGCGGAGCAATTCCTCGACGTCGGTATGGACGTAGATGCTTGCAGTCGTGCTGTAATCGGCATGGCCCAGGATTTTTTGCAGAATCTCGGGCGGCATGCCGGCTTTCCTGGCGCGGCTGGCATAGGTATGACGCGTGGCGTGGGGTGTTTTCCGCACGATGCCCAGCTGATCCAGCAGCGGATAATAGTCTCGCTTCCGAAAGTTATTCGGAACATGCTGCCCGGTATAGCCTGACAACAGCTGCGCGCCCTCGGCCTGTTCAGCGAAATACTGAAAATATCTTCGGCCCTCGGGACAGATGGGGATTACCCGGTTGCGGCCGGCTTCGGTTTTCTCGCCGCCTACAACGTAGCGTCCGTGGTAATCGTCCAGGGTGAGCGCGAACAGCTCGCCGATGCGCATACCGGTATAGATCAGCATGAGGATAATTTTTGCCGTTTCGCTGCCATTCTGCTCCAGGCGCTGGATGTCGGTGTCGGAGAAAATTTCCTTTTCCTGCTTCACCTGCTCAGGCAGGCGCACGAACGAGGCAAAATTCGTGGTCAGCAGCTCCTCGCGGATAGCCCATTTGGACATTTGCGTGATGAGCTGCTTGTACTTGGACACGGTGGAATGCTTCTTTCCCATATGCGGCTCCAGGGCCTCCTGAAAATCTGCGGTGCGGAGATCCCGGAACTTCTTTTTATGTAGTCCGGAAAAAATCTTGTAGGAAATATCGTACTGCGACCGTCCGGAAGCGGTCAGGGTTTGATAATGCTCTGTTTTCCAGGCATCGAACACCTCCTCAAAGGTCATGTTGTAGCGCTCGGATATCTCTCGCCCGGCCAGGCGGTTTAGGACTTCCAATGCGGCGGTTTTTGTCTCGTAATACCCCAGGACTGTCCGGTTCCGTGCCGCGACCCACGGCCGTCGCCGGCGGCCCTGAAGCTTGTAGACGGTGCCGGTGCCGTTGGCCCGTTTGAGGGCCTTGCGCGGCTCCCTGGTCTGCTTCTTGCCGCAGAAGGGGCAAAATATGCCCCCTGCCGGGATTTCTGCCCGGCATTTGATGCAATTCACTTGATTTTCCTCCCATTGTGGAATATAATGAGAGGGCAGATTCCCGTCAAAGTTTCTGCCCGCATGACCGTCCTCGGTGTTGGTAGCACCGGGGGCGGTTTTTATTGTGCTTTCTCCAGCGCCGTGATGCGCTGGGACATGGAGCGGACCAGGTCCTTCAACAGGGCCATATCGCCCTCCAGAGCCTCTACGCGGTCTTTGGGGGCCAGCGTATCCAGAAGCGTTTGCTGACCTTCCGCCAGCAGACGGAGCTGCGGCAGGACTACGTTTTCCTGTGTGATGGCCACGCGGGTCACGGTCTGGCGCAGGTCAGACAGGTCCTCCTGCATCTTTCCCTGCACATCTTCCATCTTGCCCAGTCTGACATTGATTTGCCCGAGCATTTCCAAAATCTTTTCTTCGTTGTTCATGATGATTCTCCTTTACGCAATATTCTGGAAATCTGACGCTGAGCAATATTCCACTTCTGCATTTCCGTCTGGGACGGTATAAAGCGTATAGGTCCAGGCATATTCCGAGAGGTCTGTTTCCTCATCGAATTTTTGGTAAACTGTATCGTCTCCAAACATTCGATATCTACCATACCAGTCTATTCCGGTGGCAAAGTAGATATCGCAAATACGCTCCGGTGCGGAGACTGTAGCTGTCTCACCAGCTCGGACAAAAAACGACAGAAGAGATTCGCTCGTTTCCACATCTACCAAAATCAAGTATGCACTCCGGTCCTCCGGCGCGGAGACCGTCAGGGAGGATTCGTAGGTAATCATTTTATTATTCAGGAGCCGTTCCTCGCGAATAATTACCTCGCCGCTAGATGGGCGCATAATGGGCCTCCCATAGGTTGACGGTTTCGTCGCTTCATCTAACGTTTTCCCCCAATCTATCTTGGATGCGCCGGATAGATTTTCTGAAACTTCAAAAGCCTCTTGCGACGGAGATATATCTTCTGTCCTTTTCTCATCGGTAGGTTCTTCTTCCTCCGGATGCAATAGTTTGTATTCTTCGTTGGAATGCGGCAGCTTGGACAAATCCGGATTGGTAACTTTTTTCGCCGCGTCTTGCGATAGAGTTACAGGCTCGTCTATCTCCGCCTGCTGTGTCGGCGGATTTGCTTCCTCATTTTTAGGAAACAGAAGTGGGGACAGAATTTGTCTGGCGAATGTTGAAAAAAGTACAACCCCGCTTACAACAAGGATAACTCTAATGTCTGTGGCAAAAGTGCTTCCTCGGAATTTTTCTTTCCATCTGGCCCACCGGCTAGGGCTGCTTTCTTGCGGTGAATCTCCATTCTGCGTTGGTTCTTCGCTCGGCGGATCATCCTTTGACGGTTCATAAGACCGTTGTCTCTTGGCCGACTGCCTGTTAGCGCGGAGATAACTGTCATATTCCGCACGTTTTACCGGGTCGTACAGAACTTCATAAGCTTCATTGAGAGCCTGTGTCTTTTCTTCCGCGACCTCTGGCGTTACGTTAAATGTATCCGGGTGAAAGAATTTTATCTGCTCCCGATACCGCTGGCGGATCTCCTCGGGAGAGGCTGTCTCTGGAACACCCAGGGTATCATAATAGGACTGCATATTCTCACATCCACATCAGAATAAATACTGCTCCACCGCCAGATTTCCATACGTGTACCAGCATACAGCCTTGCGCATGAAATCCTCGGTGACATCAAAATACTCCGCGAGGCTCCAAAGTTCTATATAGCCACTTTGCAGTGCTGCATCGTACTGCTCCCTTGGGACCAGGTGTTCAATCGCCCAGCAGTCGGCGCGGTTTTCGTGCTTCTGGCGGAGATCACAGGAGGCCCAGCGGTTGTAAAAGCTGCCTGTGAGGCAATGACCCAGCTCATGGGCCAGATGAACGGCGTGGCTGGAATCACAATCCAGAATATCCAGGTCCAGACCGATAAAACAACGCAAATCATCTGCCTGAATACATAAGGAACCGGTTTCTGGAATGCACGCCGGCAAAACCGGGATACTCTCGCGCTGTGCCAATTGGTACAGTTCAACAGTATTCATGTCACCTATCCCTTCCTTTTCTTCTCAGCCTCCTCCCGCAGTTTGACCATTTGGGCGAAGCGCTTGACCTCTTCGTACATGGCGTCCGTGATTTCTCCGTCACCGCCAAACAATGCAAACTTAATATCTTCGTCGTCAATCTGGCGCGCACTGTCTCTGGTGCGTGCTTTTTCGGTCTTGAATGGATCCTCGTCAAAAGAATCGCTTTTATCTATTACGGTCCATCCGTCCCAATCCTGCCCCATCATTTCATAAACGGTGGTGCCTAACGCCAGCGCAATTCTCCCAAGCTGTTCAAGCCGGGGCTGCCGCTGATTTTTTTCATACCGCATGATGGTGACGCCAGTAATGCCGAGCTTTTTACCCAGCTGCTCCTGTGTCAATCCGGCGGATTCCCGGGCCACCTTGATTCGCTCACCCCAAGTTTCCAAGTGAATCACCTCGCTTATATCATACCACAGCGAGAAACAAAAAACAACCATTTTGGAAAATCTTTTTAATATGCATCTTGACAAACAACCGGATTGGTTGTATACTGCGAGATGAAAACAACCAAATTGGTTGCGCCGAAAGGAGGTACCCATGAAAGTAGACAACAGGAAACTGGATTTGCTGCTTGCGCGTCAACAGAAATCTTTGCGGGAACTGAGGTGTGATGGGGTTTCGCCTCAGACATTGACCCGTATTCGCAGAGGCGAAGATGTCAAACCCAAAACGCTTGGCGCGGTTGCGGCGGTTCTGAATGTGAGTCCTGAGGACATTTTAGCCGAATAGGCGCGGGCCTGTAATACCCGGAACCGGACCGGCTGGTGGAACAGGAACAGGATAGCACACAAGCTGTCCAATAAATAGGACAGAGAATTAAACTTTTCAAGAAAGGAGCGATTTTTGTGCAGATTGAAACCTTGACAGCGGCGGAGGCGACGGAAGTCCTCCGGGGGCTTGGCGTGAAGATCACGCCGGTGGTGCTGCGGGACGGACTGCTGGACCGGCGGTATCCCTTTGGCGAGTGCTTCCAGACGGGGAGCGGTTCGGTCAAATGCACCATCTACAAACGGCTGCTGGACGCCTGGATCTCGGAGCGGGCGACCGGCCTGCCGGATGTGTGCTGAGGAGGACATGAAAATGACGACAAAGGAACTTTTGGAGGCGTATTTGGAGCAGGAGCGGGTGACGCTGCTGGAGGAATTACTGGAGGTGATCCGGTGAGCAGGGACGATCAGCTGGAGCGCAAGCTGTTCCGCATGGTCAACGCGCACAGCGACGCGGTGAAGGCCGCGGAGCTGGATATGACGGTGCAGGACTACCGGCGCATGATGCGGCGGGCGGAATGGGAGCGCCGGCGGCGCTTGGAGGTCTGCCAGGGGGCGGCGGCGGTGCTGTTCTTCGGCAGCGGGCTGTGCGCGGCGTTCGGCGCGTGGTGCTTCTGGTGCGGCGCGGGCGTCCTCCCGGTGCTGGGCGCGATGGGCGCGGCGGCGGTGGCCGCGGCAGTGGGGTTCTGGTGCGACGGGTGGAGCCGAGAATGAACGGATTGGATGAGCTGTACTGCGACATCTGCGAGGCGGAGGACTACTTCCGCGAGGCGGTCCTGGAGGCCAGCGCCATCATTGAGGAATCCGAGCCGGAGCTGGCTGGAGCGCTGACCGAGCAGAAGTCCCATTTCCAGACTGCGCTGGCGGCTATGTGGATTGTGAAGACCTGTTGCATGAAAAAAATGCGCCGCCCCGGGTGCGGCAACACCTGAGACGGCAAAGACAATCAAATACACCCCTATTATGGGGCAAAAAAGGAGATTTGTCTGGATGGCAGTAAAAATCACGCAATTTGAGGCCGAGAACGTCAAACGGATCAAGGCGACCGCTCTGACACCGGCAGAGAACGGCCTGACGGTCATCGGCGGGCGGAACAACCAGGGCAAGACCTCGGTGCTGGACGCCATCGTTTGGGCACTGGGCGGGGAGCGCTACCGGCCCTCACAGGCACAGCGGGACGGGTCCGTGCTGCCACCGAAGCTACGGGTGGCGCTGTCCAACGGCATCGTTGTGGAGCGTTCAGGCAAAAACAGCGAGCTCAAGGTCACAGATGCCGACGGGCGGCGGGCCGGGCAGACGCTGCTCAATGCCTTCGTGGAGCAGCTGGCCCTGGACCTGCCCAGGTTCCTGGAGGCCAGCGACCGGGAAAAGGCCGGCATACTCCTGCGGGTCATCGGCCTGGAGCGTCAGGTAGCGGCGTTGGAGCATCAGGAAAAGGCCCTCTACGACCAGCGGACCGCCATCGGCCGCATCTACGAGCAGAAGGAAAACTACGCCAAGGAGCTGCCCAGCTACCCCGACGCGCCGGCAGAGCCGGTGTCGGCCTATGAGCTGATCCAGCGGCAGCAGGCCATTCTGGCGCGGAACGGTGAGAACCAGCGCAAGCGGCTGCGGGCGGCGCAGCTGGAGGCAGAGCGGGATCGGATGGGCAAGGAGCTGGGGCTTTTGGAGGCGCGCTACAAGACGCTCTGCGCCGATTGCGAGACGGCCACAAAGGATACACTGGACCTGCTGGACGAGTCCACCGCGGAGCTGGAGGCCAGCCTCCGGGACATCGAGGCAGTCAACGCCAAGATCCGCACCAACCAGGACAAGGCCCGGGCTATGGCCGAGGCGGAGGAATACAGCAATCAGTATGCCGGCCTGACAGCGCAGATCGAGGACGTACGCAGGCAGAAAACGGATTTGCTCAAAGGCGCGAGGCTGCCCTTGCCTGGTCTTTCGGTGGAGAACGGCGCGCTGACGTATCAGGGCAAGCCCTGGGACTGCATGAGCGGAAGCGATCAGCTGAAGGTGGCCGCAGCCATCGTCCGGGCAGTGAAGCCGGACTGCGGGTTTGTGTTGCTGGATAAATTGGAGCAGATGGATCTGGAGACGTTGCGGGAGTTCGGGGCCTGGATGGAAACTGAGGGCCTCCAGGGCATCGCCACGCGGGTATCTACCGGGCCGGAGTGCAGCATCGTGATTGAGGACGGCAGCGTTTTGACGCCGCCGGAGAAGAAACCGTGGGAGGAGGGCATTTTCTGATGGAGATCATTTCCGGCTGGCAGCCGTCGGCGTACAAGGTGGTGATCTACGGTCCGGAGGGCATCGGCAAGAGTACCTTTGCCGCGCAGTTCCCGGAGCCGCTGTTCATCGACACCGAGGGCTCCACCAAATTTATGGACGTGCGGCGGTTCAAGCCGCCCCAGAGCTGGACGGAGCTGCTTGCCCAGGTGCAGTACGTCCGGGACATGCCGGGCGTATGCAAAACCCTGGTGGTGGACACTGCCGACTGGGCCGAGCGTTTGTGTATCCAACACATTTGCGCCAAATATCAAAAAAATGGTCTTGAGGGTTTCGATTATGGGCGCGGCTATATGTACGCCTATGAAACCTTCGGCGAACTGCTCAATCTGTTGAATGCAGTCATTGATAAAAATATTCATGTTGTGTTGACTGCACACGCGGCCATGAATCGATGCGAACAACCAGAGGAGTTTGGTTCCTATGACCGATGGGAGCTGAAACTGATCAACAGCCAGAAATGCAGTACCTCAAAAATGGTAAAGGAGTGGTGCGATCTCCTTTTATTTGCAAATTACAAGACCATCGTGGTAGCAGACGGAAAGACAAACAAAAACAAGGCCCAGGGCGGCAAGCGGGTGATGTACACCACGCACCATCCCTGCTGGGACGCCAAGAACCGCTTTTCTATGCTGGACGAGCTGCCATTTTTGTTCGATGCCGTTTCTCCATACCTCTTCGATGCTCCGGCGACCCCGGCGGCAGCACCGGACCCGCCGCCCATGCCAGACCCGCCTGCCGCGGAGGGTCCGGACGTGCCTGCTGTGCTGCGGCCGCTGCTGGAGAAGGACGATATCCTGGAGGGAGCGGT